AGGTCGCCTCCCAGAGTTTTGAACAGTGAAAAGTGTGCATAATAAGCGTCAAACGTAGTATTTGTATAAAAAGTTGAATAGAAGTATTGACGTACGGTACGTATTGAACGTATTCTATCACCATCACACCACGCCAGGAGTAAATAAATGTCAGCGACCTTAACACCTGATGTCATGGCCCAAGAGGTTGATGAGGGGTACCGCGAGTTGGAGGCTGAGATTGCCGCTGCTTTCGGCGACGAAGCCTTCCCGGTGTTTGAAACCGATGTTGACGGTGACGCTTTGTGGCTGGCTTATCTGGATAATCTGCCCAGTAACCGCCAACATTACAACTGCAATTGCTGTCGGTCGTTCATTACCCGCTATGCTGGGCTGGCTCATATTGTCGGTTCCGCCATGGTTCCGCTGCTGTATAAGGTCAAACCGCCTCGTTTCTTCAACCAGTCGATTGCCGCGATGTGCGTATTGGTGGCGAAATCCAGGGTGAAAGGGGTGTTTGTATCCGAGTTGGAGACGTGGGGCACGCCGAAGAGCGACAAAGGTTGGACGCATTTGAGTGCGAAAAACCCATGTCGTCATACTTCCAAGGTGCTTTCGGCCAACCAACGAGCCTCGGAGCTGACCCAGGACTACATCCTGATCCAGACTACCGAGAAGAATTACACCATGAAGCAGCTTGAGGTCGCACTAGCTATCCTCAAGTCGGAGCAGTTCCCCGGTTATGAGAAGGGTGTCCATATCGCAGAGTGGTACCTGAACCTCCGCCGGTCGATCAAGGATGCTGGTCCCCGGTCCCGTAGTAATCTGATCTGGTTTGCTATCGCGCATGCTCCACCCGGGTACGCCCACATCAAGAACGGTATGGTTGGAACGTTGCTGGATGACCTGGCTGCCGGCAAGTCGTTTGAACAGTGCAAGCGTAACTGGTCCGCTAAGATGCACCCGTTGCAGTACCAGCGACCCACAGCGCCAGTCCGTGAAGGCCAGGTTGCAGTGGCCGAGAAGTTGGTCGAGAAGTTGGGCATTGCCAACTCGCTCAAGCGAAAGTTCGCCAGTTTGGCTGATCTGAAGTACCGGCTGTGGACACCAGTTCCTGAATACAAGCATCATGGAGGTGGGATATTCGGCCATCTGCTGAATGAACCGGCTGAAAATTCGGTGTGGTTGCCGTACCAGAACATGACGTGGGCCAAGTTCCTCCGCGATGTGCTGCCCAATGCGTCCAAGATGGATATCGATTGCCCTAGCCGGGGTGGTTATATCGCCATCGTCACTGCCGAGGATCCAGAGGCACCGCCGATATTGCAGTGGGATAGTGAGGGGAACCGTAACCAGGCTTCTCATTATTTCTACTTTGGTGGGTCCACGGCATTCAGCTTCAACCTGTCTGCTGGCTGGAACGAGGTGGTCCAGGTCAGCAACGCCCCACACGGCAACACTATCCCCCACTTCAAGAAGTTCATCGTGTTCTCGATTAAGGGGGCATACGACAAGAATCCCACCGGTGGATGTGGGTTGTTCCCCGAGTTCATGCGATCTGAGTTGCGTGAGGTACGCAGCGTGATCGAGGCATACTCCAATAAAGCCAAGCCATCAGGCCAAGGAGATGCCCACGGACTGACGTTCAGTGCTGATACCCCGGTTCGTATTCGCGTCAACGGTGGTGCGATTTACAACTTGGACCGCTGGGAGTAGTCAATGACCCTGCAAGAACACGACGGTTCGATTCCACCAGCCTTCCCTTTCTTTCCAAGGAGCCTTCAATGGCAAACGCAGATGATGTAGTTTACCCTCGTGATTTGTCAGTCAGTGGCAGCCCAGTCATGTTCCCGATGGAACCCATGGGAGACGCCTGCTTCGTCGAGAAGATGGAGTCTGACCACCGTGGCAAGATCATGATCCTCCAGGCTATCCCCCAGGCTAACGGGGCGAATGGCAATCCTCAGGCCGAGTTCGTATTCGGCAAGGTGATTGCCGTTGGGCCTGGCACGTTCTCTATCAGTGGCGTGCGAACGCCATGCGATATCAAGGTTGGCGATATCGTCACGCTCCCCCTGGTAGCAGCCATGCGAATTAGCATGGGCCTGCGCAATGAACTGATTGCTCGTGGATCGACCGCTGAGTACATCGACAAGATCATGGTTGTCCAGTTTGAACATATCACCGCGAGGTTGCTGTGATATTACCTGCCCTCTTGTGCTGTGCGAGTTATACAGGTATCCCCGGTGGCTATTGTCTGGATGATTGTTGGAGCTGGTGATGAACAGCGATGTAACCAACTGCCGATCTTGTAACGCCAAGATCATGATGTTAAAAACAGCCACCGGCAAATTCATGCCGGTGGACGCGGTCCCAGTTCCTCATGGAAACCTTGAGGTTCACAATGGCGAGTGTCGCGTCATCAGGAAGACTGAGGTCTACGAAGGCGACCGCTATATCAGCCACTTCGCTACCTGCGTGAACGCGAAACAACACAGAAAGGCGACCACCAGTGCCGATCAACACCAAGCCTAAAAAGGGCAAGAAAGGACCAGAGAAGCAAGTGCAGGATACTATCTTGCAGTGGCTTCGCCTGAATGGGTGCCTGGCTATTCGAGTGAACCAGGGTGGTTTCTTCGATAAGCGTGGGCACTACATCAAGTTCACCGACGAGGAAGGCGTGAGCGATATCATCGCCTGCGTGCCGGCCCATTCCAAGTCAAACCACTTCTATGGTCTGTTCTGCGCCATCGAGTGCAAGGCCGGCAATGCACAGCCGAGTGACAAGCAGGAAGTGTTCCTTAGTAAGGTAGGCGATGCGTACGGCCTGCGGATCGTCGCAAACTCGCTTGAGGTTGTCCAGACTGCCTTGCATTGGCTGCCGAATCGATGAGGAACTCATGGAAGGACTTACCAGATATCTCGTGTGGGAAGCAGTGTTTATTGCTGTTGCCTTGATCGAATGGAAGATAGGGAGAACGATGGATGACACCGTTGACGACAGCCGAGGTGGCGGAACTACTGGGTGCGACCCGAGCGAAAGTGGCCAGCATGATCCGCGAAGGCCACCTTAAATCGTACCGGCTACCTGGTGGTACCGACATCAGGCCGCGACGGTATGTCAGCCCTTCTGATCTTCTTGACTTCATCGTGACTAACGAACTGCCCCAAGCCATAGCGGACCGGGTAGCGAAACTGACTAAGGAGTAATGCCGTGTCGTATAAGCTCGTCGACGAGTTGTACACCTACATCAACGACAAGACCCAAGACCTGAACGACGACGACTACGTTCGTGCGTTCCGTGCTATCTCCGGTCGACTGGATTCAGCAGCCGACGCGAAGGAAGAAGAACTCGACTAACGACTCATGGGAACGGTTGATCTAGCCCCGCTATAACCAATGATGAAACGAGGTAGGGCCGGAAGCCATGCAGTGGGTTGAAATCCCACCCGTTCCCACTTCAACCACCAGGTGACCCCATGCAGACCTTGAACCAACTCAGGCTTCTCTTCACCACGTACACCTCGACACCCGAGCCACCGCTGGGACACCTCGGTCTCAGGTACCCTCACATCGCTGCTGCGGTCTACGGTGACCCTTACCCCTCGGTGATGTGGATGGTCGATTACTACCCCGCTCGGTTCGTCTGGTGGCTCAGACAGATCGTCGGGACGTTCGCCCCTGGTTCCCCTGGTTCGTTCGAGCGAGCCATACTGATTGGACAACGGCGAGACGCATGGCCACCGTGGTGACGATGGATGCTTAATAAAAGGCTGTGGATGCCTGATAACGTTCCCAAAACAAGGAGGTTCCCATGCTAGTTCTGAGCAGAAAGAAAAACGAGTCGATAGTAATCAACGATGATATCACCATCACGGTGGTAGCCATCATAGGCGACAAAGTCAGGATTGGCATTGTCGCACCGAAAGAGACTCCCGTTCATCGGCAGGAAGTCTACAAGGCGATCCACACCAAGCCAGAGGAAGCAGCAGCATGAAGATCAGAGCCTCATCTATGCCACTGGCTGTCACCTGCCCGGCATCGCTGCAACAACCCGACAGCTACACATTGTCCACCGAGAACGAAGCGTCTCGACTCGGTACCGCTGTTCACGATTGGCTTTCCGACAGGTTGGGAGCCGACACTAAACCGTTCGAGCATTACGCTGTTAAGCATTCAGTCAAGGTAAAGGAGGTAGAGAGGTTATCGCTGAAGGCGTACAGGCTGTGGGGCGAGGTGAGTGAATACTTCCCCGAGCCCAAAGTGGAAGTGTACCACGAACTGAAGTTGCCCGATATGACGTTGACCGGGCATATGGATGTATCGGACTACCACGCCGTCCATCGCATGGCGGTTGTGTTGGACTACAAGACAGGGTTTCTTGATGGCGACCACGAGGAGCAGATCAAGACGTACGGCCTGCTGGCGCTCGACTTATACCCCGAGGCCGAGAAGGTATTCACGATCATCTTGAATGTCCGTGATTACACGAGGGATCAGCAGGTATACACTCGGGAGGCATTGAACGAATGGTATGCCAACCGGGTGGTAAACAGGATCCACTTCATGAAGGGTACTTACAACCCAGGCTCTCACTGCCGGTTCTGCAACTTCCGCAGTCAGTGCCAGGCATACAAGGATGAGATCACGAACGCTGCCTTAGTGATTCAGGATAACGGTCAAGTCGCTGTCGCCGCACCACTGCTCTACAACAGCGTGCTGCACATCGAGAAACTATGTGAACGGGCCCGAGACTGGCTCCACTGTCATGTGCATGAGGCCGGCGGGACGGTACCGCTGGACGATAAGTATAACCTTACTCTGCGATCCCAGGTAACTCAGGAGGTTATTGTTGGACGAGCGTTACCAGTGCTGCGGAAGCATTTAAGCCCATCAGACATCGCTGACACAATGTCGATTGGGATTACCAAACTGAAAGACAAGATCATGGGTGTCACCGGCCATGGCCAGAAGGGCAAAGCATGGGCTGGAACCTTGCAGGAACTTGATGAGGCCCAGGCGCTGAACCAGGTGGTGAAAACCCAACTCGTTAAAAGGAAGAAAGAAGATGCCATACCCCACGACGCGAGAAGCCCACCAGGAGACGCGATAGTATCGGAAAGTGTACCAGCCAGCCACTAACGTGCAACGTGCCGAATAACCCCCTAACCCCACCGTTCAAGGAGGCGCGAGAGTATGAGTTTTGCAACTGGCTACCCATTCTGGCAATTCTATTTTCACAAATGGTCATACCAGGGCAAGTCAAGCTGGCGACACGGCTCGGCGTACCTTCCTTGGGTCAAGATTACTTGGTAACCATTCTTCATTTACATAACCAGAGGAACCCATGAGCAACGTCCCCGCCACCACCACCGCGAAGCCGCCAGCCCCCACAGCCCAATCATCGCTTGTCATCAGGTTTGCTGAACGCTACGGCGTAGAGCCAGGCAAGATGATGGCTACGCTGAAATCAACCTGCTTCCGTCTTACTAACAAAGACAAATCGGTTAAAGTGATAACCGATGAACAAATGATGGCGTTATTGATCGTAGCGGAACAGTATAAGTTGAATCCATTTACGAGGGAGATATTTGCTTTCCCGCAAGACGAAGGAATCGTTCCAATAGTAAGTGTCGATGGATGGTGCAGGATAATAAACGAACACCCCATGATGGATGGTATTGAATTTGAGTATGGCCCAGAGATACCGGCCGTGATAGAAGACGGGAAGATAATGGGTGTTCCTGTCAACGAATATATCACTTGCGTTATTAGCAGAAAAGACAGGTCAAAGCCTATCAAAGTTTCTGAATACATCATGGAGTGCCGGAAGAGTAGCACCCCATGGGCGACCCACCCCCGCCGCATGCTTCGCCATAAGGCGTTGATCCAGGGAGCCCGCATCGCATTCGGGTTTGCCGGCATCTTTGACGAAGATGAAGGAGCGGCCATTATTTCTGATGGAGCCATGGTATCCGAGGCAAAGCCCGCTGCTCCGAAGATACAGACAGGCCGGATCAAGAGTACCCAGGCTGTCATTACTAACACTCAACCGCCGGCAACAGTTACTCCCCCGCCTGCTGACCCAGTAACCGACTTCATCGACAATGTAGACGAAGGACAAACGACGCCAGTAGTGGAAGCCGAAGTAATCCACAAGCCTGGCGAAGACGCCGAGTTGCCACCGTGGGTTGTCACGGTCATGAATGAGATCGACAACTCCCCTAAGACCAGCACGACCGAGAGTATCGGCAACCGAATCTATACCGAATACCGAAGCCCTGAAACGCCAGAGCCCGACAAGCAGCAATGGTACCCACAACTGTTCATGGCGTGGGCGGAACGGATTGGCACCCAGTGTGCCGACGCCGACAAGCCACGCATCCTGAAGCGTCTCGAATCGTGGCGATCTAACCTTGGCTCCATCGCGGCGAACGTCTTCGCCTCGTTTACGAAGGGGACGGAATCATGAACGTCGAAGACGCCTATAAGGAACTCGTCAAGAAATCCACTACCAGAGATCTGAAGGAGGAATGGGACAAGTGAGTAACGCGCTTCACCTACACCGTCTGGAAATCAGCAACTTTATGCGGGTTGATGCTTTCTCAGTGGATGCCGATGGCAAATCTGTCATCATCCGAGCCAAGAACGCCGAGGGTAAGTCCTCGGTGATCGAAGCGATATGGGAAGCCTTGGCCGGATCGTCGGCTAAGGAACGGCCCGAACCAATCCATGAAGGTGCCGACAAAGCCCTGATCCGCATTGAACTTGCCGATGACGATGGCGAGGTACTCTACATCGTCGAGAAGCATATCACTCCGAAACTTCGCCGGCTGGTTATCACAACTGGCGAAGGCAAGAAACCGCCTGGCAGCGCTCAAGCGTTGCTGGACGGGTTCCTTGATCGTTACTCACTGGATCCGGTGGCATTCCTCGAGCGCCGGCCCCAGGACCAGCTTGACGATGTCTTGCAGGTCTGCGGGATTGAACCACCGGCCCAGCAGGTAATCCAGATTACCGGGGATGCGCTATCGATAGAACTCAGGCCGAAATCTGGAGAGTCAGCCGACACATACCTTGGCCGGTTGTCTGCCGATGATGATGGTCTGTTCTTTCGACGCCGGCACGCGGAGAACCAAGAGGTTACTCGCATCCGTGGTGCTATCGACAAGCAGCGGCAAGAAATCGAACGGATGCAGAACGGTCTTGCCCAGGTTACCAATTATGGCAGCCTTGAATCGATGCAGCAAGACCTTGCCGCCATGCGTTCAAGCAATAAGGATCATGCTGCGTCGGCTAAAAAGATGAGCGACCTGGCGTCGGACCGGGCGCTCATGAAGATGAAGAAAGAGAAGGATATCGAGAAGCGAAATGCTGCGATGCAGCAGTTACGCGACCTCGAGGTAGCTATTACGAAGAAGAAGGAGGAGTTGGCAGACCTTGAAACGGATGTCGAGAACTCTTCATTCGACGAGAAGGAAGCTGCCGAAGCTTACGATCTACACTGCAAAAGCCACAGTAAGTTGAATGACAACTCAGAGCAGATCGGGTTTTTAGAGAAGAAGATTGGGCAAGCAGTGTCGGCCAGTAAGCAGATCATCGAGCGAGATCACGCTGTCACCAGGCACAACGAACTGGAAGCAGAACTCGAAGTCGCCAGCAAGCGCCACGCCAAGACGGATTCCATCCTGTTGGATCTAAGGAAACTACGCAAGGGGATACTCGAGGGGATCGACCTCGGGGTAGATGGGCTCTCCGTCGAGGGTGGCGAGCTACGAATGAACAACAAGCCGTTCCGGCAGGCATCGTACGCCGAACGGGTGAAAGTATCGTGCGCAGTAGCCATGAAGAGAAGCCCCCGGCTCAAGCTGCTGCGTGTGGATAACGGGGAAGCCCTGGACAAGGATAGTAAGGAATACCTGTTGTCGCTGGCCGCCGAACGTGGGTGGCAAGTGGTCATGGCCTGCGTGGCGGATAACACCGGCCTGAAGGTCGAACTTGTGGATAAGGAGTAGGTGATGTCTCAACTAAACTTCGGCCATGCTGTTGCAGATGCTATCAAACAAGCTTGCGAGAAACGCAGAGTAGCTGTGTTTGAGGCGACGGTAACGCATAACAAAGAGGACATTAAAATCAAGGTGTTCATCGCCCCTGAAGGGACTAAACCCTTTGACATTGAAGGTGAGGTAGCCCATGCGAATAAATGACCCCCACCGTGGCAAGTTTGCCGTGGCATCACAGCAACTACTCAAGTGGATGTACCGCCAGGGCATCCTTGGCATCGTCGGCTACAACGAGAAGTTCAAGGGGAACACGTTGTATGCCGAGGTGGACAAGGAGGAGGATATCCACAGGATGCCGAAACGGTTCTCCAGTCTCACTGTTGAAACGAAACTCAAGACAGATGCGAGGCACATGTGAGCTACCCAGAAAACCCAGGCTTCAAAGCCAGCGGTACCAGCGAGATCGCAGCCAACACGACCGATGCCGAGACACTTCGCGCGGTAACCTTGCAGTCTATCAAGAAGGCACCTAAGACCGCCGACGAGGTGGCTACGGACGTCGGGATAGACCGCCTGGCGATCAGGCCCAGGTGTACTGAACTTGAGAAGTCTGGTCTGATACGGGACAGCGGTAAGCGTCGGCCGAACATCAGCGGAAAGATGGCTATCGTATGGGAAGCCTGCCAACAAGCCAACAAGCCAACATCACCGGCACGCGCCGGGATGCTGTTCGATACCAGCCTGGATGCATCTTCGATGTGAGTAATCGCAATCGGCGCCGGATTGAAATTCAATTGAGATTTCTCAGTTGCAATCACCAAGCTAGGTTTGTAAAGTACGAAAACTGAATCACCGACGCGGGCCAAGCGCGTCCTATGAAGCTGCAGAGCCCCTGACCCCTCGAACTGTTCCTTGGCCGGACGGTTCGGGGGGTCTTGTGTTTAACTGGGCACGATTATGATCCTTGAAATCGACTTCCTGGACCACTGGAAGACGCGACTATTTGTGGATGCCATGGGGCATGAGCATGCCGTTAACTACATATTAAGATTATGGTTTCACTGTCAACAACGGAAGACAACCGAGTTCGAAGGCATGACGCCTCAAATATTAAAAGCCATCTGCCGGTACGACGGTGATGCCCAGAAGCTTTTCGACGCAATAACCCAACCTGGAGTTGGGTTTGCTGAACGATATCCCAACGGTATCCGAGTTCCAAAATGGGCTAACCTAAACACCAAGCTAATGGCCAATTGGGATAACGGTAAGACAGGAGGTAGGCCAAAAATAACCCACAAAGACCCATCGGAAACCCAACAGGAACCCAACGATAACCCAACTTCAGATTGGGGTAACCCACAAGGAACCGGTAAGGTAAGGTATGGTAAGGTAAGAGAAGAAGAGAATAGGATTGAGCCATCAACACCAGCTAGCGCAGATGCTGTTGTTGATGAGGAAGATGAAAATTTCATCCCACCAGGAAGATGTCTAAGCTCGAGCTTGATGTTCCCTCCATGCCTAGCTGAAGCCACAAAGTCGTTCACAGCCGAGGTGAAGGAGCATGCGTGGCAGGTATGCAGAGCGTTCGCTGCTCATTCGCCCAGCCGCCGAGTAGCCGATACCTGGCAAAAGATCGTTGTCATCTTCGCCAACGCGATTGTGTCGCACGAAGGAGCGTTTGTGAAGTTGATTGAATACTACTCAGCCAAAGACCCAAAGTTGATCGAAGATGAGATCAAGAAAGGTAAGCGCTGGGCTCCGAGTACGGCGCCGAGTTACGTTTGCGCCAAACTCTTCCCAGCTCCCGCGCCGTGGGAGAAGCCCAAGGTCGACGTCAACGAACTTCTGAAGAACGGGTTCATGGCCCGAGACGCGGAGGAGAAGAGGAAGCAGGCAGAGCAAGAAGCAAGAAACCGTCAGTTTGTCAAACAGCACCAAACCTAGGAGAATCGAACGTGGATAGCTCATTGACTTCAGTTGTGGATATCGGCGACCTGCGTGCCGTGCTAAGCCAGGTCACCTTGAAAAACACGTCCGGCACGAACTGATGGAAGCGTTTCACTGGAAGGGGCACCGGATATTCAACCCGCACAACACCGTAGGTGAACTGGCATCCATCAACCGGAGCATGTGACCATGGGAAGGCTTAAAGTTAGCGATGCTGAGATTCGAGACATTTACAACGCGATGCAGGAGTTAGACGACACGGTTACCGCTGATCGCATCCTGTGTAACCCACTGTACCGCGAGGCGTTTCTTAACAGACTTGACATCTCGGACGACGAAGTTGAGGAAGCAACACTTCGCCGACTCATCAACCTGCGGAAGTCGAAGAAACTGGAACCAGGGAAGTAAACAATGACCGTCGACCAGATGCAGAAGTTCCTTGCTACGCTCATCGCCCAGGTCGGCCTTGACCCGGAGAAGGCTGACAAGTCTCTCGACTTCTGGAAGCCCAACCTGGTGCAGATCGACTTTGACAAATCCATCGAGGGTATTAAGGTCATCCTGCTGAACGACACGGTCAAAGTGAAAGACCCAGGCAAATGGATAAGCCAAGTGGTGCGATACTGCGGTGGCTCCGAGCAGGTCAAGAAAAAGGAGGTGAACAACCCAGTGACGACAGGTTGCCAGCAATGCCAGGAAAGCGGAGTAGTAGAAGTGCCACACCGTAACGACTGGGTCGAAGGTGTATGGCGTGGCGAGTACACTATGACCGTCGCCTGCGACTGCGGATTCGGGCAGATGCGAGCCTGTCAAATGATGAACATTCGTCAATATGAAAGCTTGTATCAGAACTGGAGGATAGAGTATCCTCTACGTCGGCATCAGTGGCAGTTGGCGATGATAACCAACAGGCCAGTGCCACTGAACCCCGAGGATAAAGAGAAGCGATCAGGACGCATCTACGAGTTACAGCAGCTTATCAAAGCAGCCTCTTAGATGCTTTAACCAGGAGTGTGTGATGCCTCAGAAAATGTTGAAGTTTGATTCGCTCAAAGACCTTGACTACGGCATGATCGACAAGGTGTTCGAGAAGGAAATCGCCAAGGCCGCCGACGACTGTCATAACCGGCCCGAGGACAAGACAGCTCGCAAGGTGGTGTTGACGTTCTCGCTAACGCCACGCATGAACGGTGGAGCGTTGGATCGCGTCGAGGTGGCATTTGACTTCGCCACCAAACTACCAATCCAGAAGTCGAAGGTCTACGAAATGCAGCCTATCATCAACAAGGGCAAGGCTGTTGGGCTCAACTTCCACCCTGACCTTCCAGACGATCCGGAAGGCACGACGATCATGGACTTGTCCGAAGAAGAAGGCAAGTAAACAATCCAAAGGGGGAACAGACTGGCTTCCTGAACGGCCACAATCTGGGACGAACCAAAGGCGTCTCCCCCTGATCTTTTACCATCTAAACAGAAAGGTTTGCTATGTTCCCCGCAGAGACATTCAACGCTATCAAAAACCTGGCCCAAGCAGCGCAGACACCTACTCGCACTAAGGCCAATGGTCATACGTTCATCGACAACATCCCCGGCAAGGGAAGTGAATATGTTCTGGCTGTCCCTAACGCGATAGATCGCAAGATACATCGACTTGTTGATTTAGTCGATCTGCTCCGCGCCCGCCATGAAGGCGCATTTATCGGCGCTGGCATCACTGTACCTGATGGCGATATCCCCAACGTGTTGAACGTTGCCAACGAAGGTAGCGTTGTCTACTTCAATGCTCAAAACGTTGTCTATCAAGAGACACCAGGTGATCTTCGCGGCCTTACTGCCCACATGCCGATGGTGCTTACGCCGGAAATGAAATGGCTGATGAATGATTCGGTTAAGTCGTACGAACACAAAGAGTTCGTCCGTATCCTTCGCATCATTCTTCGTAATGCTCTGCCGGCTGGCAACCTGCTCGCCATCGTGCGAGAAGCAAAGTTCAACACCAACGCTGTCGCCAGTTCGGTTCAGCAGGTCAGTCGCCAGTCTTTCGGTCGTGATGTGCAAGCCGAGGTGATCGGGTTGCAAGCCATTCCTGAAGAAGTGACGTTGACCGTGCAGCCATTTGAAAACTTGAAAAATAAGTTCAAGGTGATGTGTGCTATCGAGATCGATGCTTCAACCTCGTCGTTCAAGTTGACACCTTACCCTGGTGAACTGGTAGACGCTGTCGATGGGGCGATGGATGTGGTGCGTAATAGCATAACTATGTTTGTTCCGGCGTACTACGGGCAGACTGAATAACATTCGTTCCTATAGCATAGCCTCATGCCTCGTGTACGATTTCACCATATCGTATACGAGGCATTGTCATGTTTCCTGATGGCGCTAACACACCACCACCCCCACAACCAACCCAGGCCAACCCGCCTTCGGTCCAGCAACAGCAATTCCAGCAGCCAGCGCCACAGCAAGCTCCCATCCAGCAGCAGGCTCCCCAACAGCCTGCTCCGATGCCCATCATCCCATCGCCGATGCAGGCGCAGGCTCCACGTCAACCCCAACAGCCTGCTCCCCAACAGCCTGCTCCACCCAACTACGATCAGATGTACAACGCCATCGCTGCGTCGTTGGGTACTACTCCAGACGTTGTCAGAACTCAGCTTGGCGAAGATCCCAGTGCTGGTATGGCCAGCCTGGTCCGCGATGCTATTGGAGTCCTGAACAACCAGCGTGCTGAGCAAACCCAAGCTACCCCTGTCACTCAGCCACAGCAGCAGTTGAGCCCTGATGGCAAGTTGCCAATGGCCGATGGCTGGCAGACCGTGGTGAAGCAGAACGCGCAAGGCGTTTACGAGCCAATTTCCCCACATTACAAGCAATATGCTGACGCTGCCAACCATAACGCCATCATCGACCGACAGCGTTTTGAGCGTTACCAGTCCAATCCCACCCTACTTCTACAAGACCCTGAAGTTCAGAAGGTCATTCAAAAGCAGATCAACGATACTGTCCAGGCCCAGGTACAGCAGCAGCAAGTGATGGCGTTGCGGGAAGAATACAAGTCCAAGTTCGCCAAGGATATCTTCCAGGTGAACGAGCAGGGCGCTCCCAAGATCGGCATGGATGGTAAACCCATCATGACCCCGTTGGGTTTGGCAGTTGCTAAACATTTCAACAATCTCGCCAACACTGGCATGCAGGAATCCAAGCAGCTTTACGAGGCTGCTATGGTACTCGCCAAGAACGAACTCGGCGTTCAAAACTTCGCTGCCAATGTGCAGCAACAGCAGCAGTATCCATATCAGCAAGGCCAGCACCAGGGATACCAGCAGCAGATTGGTTTGCCTCAATACCAGCAACAGCAATACGCCGTACAGGCCCAACCACAGACGGTGAACCTGGCAGCCATGCTGCAACAGAACTCCCAGGCGTACTACCCTGGACAAGCTCCTGCGCGTGGTCCCGTCCAACAGCCAACCATCGAAGGTGCGTTGTACGCCATGATGCAAGACATGCCTGATGGTCTTACCGCAGGCCAGTATCTCGATCAAATCGGTCCGTTGTTCCAAACAGCAGGCCGCCGTTAAGTCACGTTCTGAAAACCTTGAAGGGGTTCGGTTATGGCATATCCCACGACTTTCATGTCGAACTACAACTTCGCGGTGAACTTTCAGAACCGCCTGAATGAAATCACCACGACCACTATTCGCAACCGCGTCCTCTTGACGATGATGCAGTCGTTGGGCCGGATCATGCCGGCTGACGGTGGTGAGTTGCTGGAATGGATCGTCTACATGCGTAACCCGAAGCCTCGCGGCTATTCGGGTGAAGGCGTTCCGGAATACAACGCACCTGATTCCTTCCGCACGGCACGATTGCCGTGGGGTAGCTATCATCACGGCCTCAGACTGGACCGAATCAAGATCCAGACCAATAAGGGCAAGCAAGCCTTTATTAACGTGATTTCCCAATCGATTCAGGAAGTGAGCGATTCGTTCACTAATCGTTGGCCTGAATACTTCTACCAGGATGGTGATAACCCTCCTGGTGGTGAAGCTCGTCCTTTGATTGGTTTCTACACCTGGCTTGGCAAGTACAGCACAAACACCGCTGCTGCTTACCAAGGTTACCAGGGCAAGGTTCGTATCGTGTCTGGTGCCTACGCAGGCATCACCATGGACCTTGGCACTGAATCCAGTGAATGGCAGGGCGACGATGGCTATGACACCGTTCAGACCACTGATGCCACCAAGGGTGTCACGGCTGGTCAGAAGTGGTGGCCACATGGCATCGGCGATGCTGCTTACGATTTCTTCCATCCACTTGTGGTAAAAACTGCATCGGCAAGTTGGGGCTCCAACCCTGCCTTCGATGAAGTCTACTGCGAAAAGATGCTCGACTTCGGCATCATGTACTCACGTCGAAACAGCAAGGGTGACAAGGGGCCGATCAATCTCATCATCAGCGCTACTACGCCGATGCTGGCGATCCGTAACCGGTTCTCGTCCACCTACCGCACGATGGCTGAAATTGTCCCAAGCGATCCAGGCCGTGGCAATGGACCAGGCATGGGGCCAGGCAGCGCCTACGGCAAGCCGATCTACCAGTTTAACGGTTGTTATCTGGTTGACGACTTCGATATGCCCAACAGTCAAGACCTGATCGGCCTGAACCTCCAGACTATCAGCTACCGTCCAGTGCATCCGTACAATCAGACCACTGGCCAGACTCCAATCATGGAGCCATACGAAGGCGAAATTCCTGGTGGTGGTGGTAAGCTTCTGGGCGGATTTAACCTCGGTCAGTTGCAGATCGACACGCCACGCAACTCTGTTCTCTGGTCGCCACTCGTTTAATCAAACTCGCCTCGACTGGCGAAGGAGCCTGATATGGTCGGACAGCCAAACTTTGGCGATTGCCCACTTCTGCCAGGTGCGTTGTGGCCGCCAACCAATACCAATCTCGGCATCAGTACCCCTGAAGCCGAGTTCCTCGGTAACATCTACTGGGGCCGCGCCAAAGATGGCAGCGTACGCTGCTACAAGATCGTCAAGAACGTCACTGGATCGACCCTCACAAAAGGTTACGTCGTCAAGTATTCGACCTCGGCTGGTCGGTTCTTGCTCGATGTCACCTTGGCTACTACCGATACTGATGCCCCTGCTGGCGTCGTGGACGATACCTATGATGGTGGCGTTCCCACTGGCCAGTGGTTCCGCATGGTGGTTTACGCAGAAAAGATCAAGCTCAAGCTTGGTACTACCAGCAGCGCACGCTGCACCTTGACAAACGGTCAGCCTATTGTTGCTAATGACGACGATGGTATGATCTGGGGTCAGAACAGCGCTGCGTCCAACAACGCTGTTCAGAACCGCGTAGGCCGCGCTTTGGTCGCCACTACCAACGGCACCGAAAACGGAACCTACATCGACTGCGAAGTCAACCTCGCGTTCTAAGGCGGACCTGTGGCAAACACGTCAACCAGACTCACTGGCGATAATAGAAAAGGTTTGACAGAGCGAGGTATCCACTCGCTCTTGTCATGGAAAAACCTTTGGGACACGGCCACGACTCTATACGCGGTGGTAGATACCGCAGAGCAAGGGGCCGGGTCTATATGTTTCAGCATTATTAACTCTGACAATCCTGCTGATTTAGAATGCGATTTGCAAGTATCTAACGATGGTGACAACTGGGCGAACTGCCCATTCAAGGATGAGACAGGCACCGAAACCGCTGCTGGTGCAGGGTTCACGGTGAATAGCGCAACCATCCAGCATGTCATCGTCACTTACTCAGATTACCCACGATATGCTGCGTTCAGGTTCTTTAGGTTGTCAATGGTGCCATCGGCAGCAGTAGCCAACTGCCTTGTACATGCCGTTCTCAAATAAGGAGACGCCATGGCACGGCCTGAACGATGTCGCCACTTCATGAGGGCTTCAGAAGGTAACCCATTCGCCGCCTTGTTGACAGGGCTAGTCAGCCAATGGACTATGAACGCTGCCACCGGAGCCAATGAACCTGACACAATCAGTGGGAATACGCTGACATTAGTTGATACGTCAACGAGTGTAGCTGGAAAGATTTCGACTGCTCGCGTCTTAACCCATGGATATTTAGCGTACGCTACTGGTGCGACATACAATCTTTACCCGATGTCATTTAGCTTCTGGTTCAAAGTTACCAGTGTAAATGGTGTGTTGGTGTGGCATTACAATGGTGCTCTTAATGGCTACACCTGCTACCTGTCTGGAGGCAAGTTAGCCTTCTTTATTTACATTGGTGGTGGCAATAACGTCGATCACACATTCACCACGGTAGTCAACGATGACACATGGCGACATTGCTGCATTGTGCTAGATGCGTCTGGAGTAACGTGCTATCTAAACGGTGTATCAGATGGGTCAAAGGTGTGGACAGGGACACCCCAGGCACCAACCAGTACAAGTTACTTTTCCGCAGGAGTGAGTAACATGGAAAATGTTCGCCCTGCCGGGAACATTGATTGCCTCAAGATATGGTCGGTTGCATTGACACCTACTCTCGTGGCGCTCGACTACAACGCAGGGGCAGGCAAAGAACTATAAGGAATGTGCAATGAGACTGCTGACTCTACTTCTCTGCCTTCTCCCCACGACAACCCATGCTCAAACATGGGTTGATGTGCTTCCGCCAACGACACCGTTGGTATCTGGGTTTGCCCCCGAGCAAAGCCAACTGAGCAACCATACCTGGCTGTATCCGTTCACGCAGCCGACGCCGGCAGGAACGTACGAAGTCAGCAATGCCGTCATCGATAAGTCTCAGAAGCTTGGGGCATGGAGCCAGCCGAGGACGCTGGTATTGCAAAGCGGGTGGTTCCTACACGTCGGAAGCTGGAACCAGCCGGTTAGCGGCGACGAGGCTGGCATCGCGTGGAAAGTGAAAGTAGTCACGGCAACACAGTTCGATTACACCCCGTTCACCAATGGCAGCGAACATTACTTCTACACCGGGTGGAGTGGCCAGTATGTACCCAATATTGTGGCACCATACTCTTACAGCCTGCCCAGGTTGCAGGAGATCAAGCAGGATTCCCGCAGGCTCTACCGGTTGGATCTGCTGACACCAGGCGGAAGGCATACCACCGTGGCACCGGCGCCAGTGTGTGTTGCCAGTAATCTGCCACTCACTGCCATGGAAATCGCTTGGTGCCGGGTCACCGAGACAGGTGAAACCGCACTCAGCCCTAGTTTCTTCTTCACCCCACCAACGCCGAACGAAGGTTACACCGTTGCCGAGGTGTGCGAGCTACCGTTCGGCCTGCAAGAGCAGCAGCCCCAAGGAGTAATCGGGTACCACATCTACGTCAAGATCGGTGGCATCTGGCAGCGAGTGCCGGCACCGCACTGCTACGGCACTCCCGCCACGCCGGACGATTGGCTCTTTCAGTGGCACGATCGGCAGCCTACGATTGTCAGGATTGTGCCATCTGCCCCAACGCACAACCCGGTGGCTCAGCCGCAAAGCAGGTTAAACACCCTGCAACTGAAGCTCAGAAACACCTATGGTAATATCCAAATATCACCGAACGCGGTGTGCAAAGCATACTGCCCTGTCATCGATGAATGGCGGGTAGGACCATGGCCATTTATCACTCCCACCTTTGGCCGGCGGATATCGTCGTCCGATGGTGGTCGATGGGTGTTGCGGCAACATACCAGCATGAGTGGCCACAAGTATTGGCCGGTACTCGCGATTGAGAACTCCTACTCCCAATGGGACGGTGTTGAAGTCCAAGCTACCGGTGGCTCCGCTGCGTTGAGCTTCGTCGGTGATGGCGGCCAGGCGTTCGGCAACCGCTTTACCAACTGCAATTTCTACGCGGACGACAGCCCTACAGGCGTGACGACAGCCATCTTGATCGATGCCAAAAGCACCGGGCAATACGGAAGCCACACAGCCAGCGAACAGAAGTTCTACAACACAAAAGCCCGGGGGAAGATAGTCGCGTGGGTAGGTGGCAACCAAACCGCGAATGTCATATTCAACGAGTCGAACTTTACCTCCACAGGCGCGGATCGTGCATCTTCTGTGGTGTACCTTGAGTGCCCCAACCAGGTCGTATTCACCAATGGGTTCAATGCCGATTGCCGGTATGGCAGTGCGATCTTTCGTGCTGCCGAGTATAACGCCAAGCTACTGGTGTCCGGTATCTGGGTCGATCAGGAGTGTGCCTGTTTTATTGAATGCTGCGGGGTGGGCATTGACGCCAGGTTCGACGCCGGCAAGGTGAATGTCCGTGGCACCAGCCCATTGATAGCACGCCTTGTCTGCCAGTATTCCCCAAGCAAATTCGTGTTCAACGACGTGGACATTCAGCCTGATCCTGGCGTTACGAAGGCTGAGGTGGTGAATGGGAACTACAACATGGTTGAAGTCAGGACCACCGATACCTACCTGTCGGAACTGACCGTGCTACGGGAGCCTACCAAAGAACAGACAACGTCTTTACTCAGGACGATTCAGTACGATCCATCGGCTGTGGCACTGGATGTGCAATTACCAGGGATGAGGTTGGAACTTCCACCCGCAGTCGCACCTGTGGGGTTTGTCGGTCCCATCCAAGGCGAATCTATCGTGTTTAACTCACTGACAGGAAGACAGTATGTTAGGCGGGTAGAGTGGACGGAGTAGCACATGTACGCAATCTTCGCACATCACATGGAAGGTATTTCCGATATGCACCATACTAAGATGCTGGCCGTATGTATCGGCTTGTTCTCTCTGCTTATGACAGGGCTTGGCTCTGACATGGAAAGTAAAGCGATCAAGGCGATTAAATCCGGGTACAGCCCTGGCTCTTATGCGTCGATGGTAGAGGATAGCAAAGAGGACAAGATAGAGATCGTGCGTGATAGATTTATGATGTTTCTTGTAGGTGGCGGTGCCTTTGCCGGTGCCATGGTCTGCGTGATATTAAGAAGAGTGTGGGCCAAAGAAGCTACTGAGAAAACCAAAGAGATGATGGCAGCCCATTTTGTCGTCAGTTTTTTCTCTTCCCTATTCTGCATCCCTGCATCGCTCAAGTATTACTTCAAGACGGACTCTCCCGAAATGGCATTCCTATGCTCGTTCCTCGGGGCAGTTGTGGTATGGGGGTTGTGGGAGATAGTGTTTGCTATCGTCGCAAGGTTTAAGAAGGCAGCCATCGATAGGGGCATTGCCGGAGTCAGAGAGGAAATAACAGGGAACTCCCAGGTAGTCACATCAGTGCCAGCGAAGCCCGAAGCGACACCTCAAGTTCCAGTGGGTGATAAAGCTAGTTGACAAAGATGTAACTTTGTTCCTATACTGTTCCCATCAAACACAGAAGGGTAAGCCATGTATCGTTTGCTGACCGCGTTACTATTGCTGGTAACACCTGGCATCGCGGGAGCCCAGATAGTTATCAGTGGGGCTATCACCCAAGAGCAAGTAGTAGAAGCCCAGAAGCAAAAAGACAGTGCTGACCTTCTGCTCAAGCGAGCAGGAGGCGTTTCCGTTAAACTTGAGGTGGGCGAGTTTGACGAGATCATCCGGCAGGATAATATCGCTGGCGATCTGCTTTGGCAGTGGACCGACTGGGACAAGCGATTAGTGACTCCTACCAACTGTGCCTACATAGCCAAGCATGATGTTGCTGCCGGCGAAACGCTAGTCATTCGGATGAAGCGTGCCGGCGACAAAGAGATTAAGACGCATCGGTTCTCCGCCAGGCCCAAACCATGGTCATGGGTGGAAGCTATTGCTGATGGTAGCGCCACATTGGCTGTGTCGGCAAACGGCGAGCCAGGCAAGATGCCAGTCGTTGTGTCGAACGTCATGTTCACGGTAGGCAACCCAGTCCCTAAGCCTGTTGTTGACCCGCCTATCGTTACTCCAGTGACCGGGTTTAGGGTGGTGTTCATCTACGAGAAGGACGCCAAACTCACCCGCGAGCAGGCTAATATCCTGGCTAGTACCAAGATCATTGATTACCTGGATGCTAAGACCGCTAAGGATGAAAAGGGCAGACCATCATGGAGGAAGTGGGATAAGGATGTGGTAATCGATCCCAAAGAAGTGTCGGTGTTCAAAGACCTGTGGGTAGCTGTTAAACCCAAGATTGGTGCCCTGCCGCAGTTGGCTATCGTCAGGGATAACAAGGTTGATTTGTTTGCATTGCCAGAATCCGAGCAGAAAACACTCGAGTTCCTGCAAAGCTTTGGAGGCAAGTAGCATGGCATTCAGCAGTAAGCTTTATCCTGGCGAAATGGTGGTAGACCACGCAACCAACAGCGATGTCACGCACCTTAAAGAGTATGGTCGTGGCTTCGAGCCAGAGAACAGCCTGTTCGGCAAGTTTGGTTCCCCTGCCAGCCCATTCCCTAAAGAACTGATCATGGATGATAACGAGATCATCTCTCGCATTCAGGAAGCGGAAGAGCGCGAATCCAGATTAAGCGATGTAATCCTCCGAGCCAACCTGCCTTCAAAAGATCAGAAACAAACGAACTACTGTTGGGCATTCGCTCCTGCGCATTGCCTAGAGATCGCCAGGTTGTTGCAGAACCAAGAGTACATCGACCTTAGCGCAGCCAGCGTGGCAGCACCCATTAAGGGGTATAGGAACCAAGGCGGCGCTGGAACTGAAGCGCTTGCCTACATGAGTGACTATGGCATTTTCCCCACGATTATGTGGCCCAACGCCGCGATTGACCGAAGGTACTACACCCAGGAAGGTAAGCAGACTGCCCTGTCGTATCGCACCACCGAATGGTGGGAACTCGGCAATATCAGGGAGCTAAACTCCTACCTGATGCTCAGGCGTGGCGCCGCCTCGGTAGGGTATCCATGGTGGAGTCATGAGGTATCCGTTGTGGAACCTATCGTCTTGGATGGGGTTATCGCTCACCGGGATAGGAACAACTGGGGTATGGGATACGGGTATAAAGGGTTCTTTATCGTCCGTGGATCCCGTATGCAGTTTGACGAATGTATCGCCCCCGCTGTTATGGTGGCGAGCTAACCGTTAGTTCTCAGGATTATGTCATGTACGCATGGATTGTGTTCGTACTATGTGTTCCTGCTCAGGACCACAAATACCAAGTAACGCAGGGCTTCGTCGTGGAAGTCCACCCTGCTGTATCCCCTTCTCGACTTCCTAAGTTCATCGACGTGCCGGTAAAATACAACCGCATGAATGATGGGTCACTCCTGGCTGATATCCTCAACCGCACTGATGAGCCAAGTCTTGGTGACGGTCGAGCGACGGATGGGCATGAATCAACCCATCGGTTGAACAACCAGCTTCGCAACGCTAGGGGCGGATCGGCTGACTGCTGCTTCTACATGTTCAACGGCAAGGCCGGGTACTGCCGAGAACCGGGTGGATTCAGAAAGAGTCAAGTCGCCCAGTACGTCCCGAACTCGTTACGAGAAAGCCGATTCAGGACGTACGTTCAAGGTGCTGGCGATTGGGATGACAAGCCTTCTTACATAGCCGAAGAGTGGTCGGCCTACATCAACGACGCCATGATTAACGTCGAGGATCGTGGTAAAGGGTTTAAGACCGATCAAGTTGACTGCGCCACTGGTGCGATTGAAATGGGCATCTACACCATCGCCCTGTGTATGGCTGTCGAGAAGTACGCTCCTGAGTCATGGGCCGACGATGCCCAGTTCAAGGCGATCATGAAACACCAGTGGGTGCGAGCTAAAGAGGTGTACGACAAGGCTGCTCCGCTGTGGCCGTTCCATACCCAGGATGAGTTGCTGAAGAGCCTGCGAACTTCGCCAGATGCCGAAGCTATGAGGCAGTTCATCAAAACCCACTTCGATGGTGTGTGGCTGACACCATAGAATACCCCCAACCTTCAACGGAGAGCGTTATGTCAAAAGAAAAGAAGCAACACGGCGCAGGTATTGTGATTGGTGGCGATCCTGCCGTAGTCACCCTGCCATCGGCTGGATTCGGCAGTATGGTTGAAGTGCTTACTGCCAAGCTGCTGGGCACCTTCAAGTTTGACTGGAAGCTGATTGACCCGAAAGAACTCAAGTTGGCCGTGAGTTCGATGGGCGATGGTGTCAACGGATTCACTCAGCATGCCGGCAAGGCGTTTAAGCCTGCTATCAATGTTCTGTTGAATGCCGACGATTTGGCTATCGATAAAATCATCGAGGCCGAAGTTGCAGGTATGAACTATCTGGTTCAAGCGGTGAACGCCGAAATCGATGTCATGTGGCCTACCAGTGGTCACGTCTTCAACGCCGAAGCCCCCATGACTGGCGACGACGTTCAGAACTATCTCGATATGCTCACTGCCACCGAGAAGGCAGAAGGCCACTCCTTCCCCCAGTTTAACGCACGCAGCGTCGAACTGATGAAGGCCAACCCCGAAGTTATCCGACTTCTCAAAAAGACCACTCGGGCACGCCAACTCAAGGCTGTGACCGACGATACCTTCATGCAGAAGGTGATCGACTTCCTGACGAAGTACGGGCCGATCTTGGCCCAGGTGTTCAGCATCCTGTTGATGTTTATCTAGCAAACTCCTGCACCAACAGGCGAGGTAGGTATGCTCGACTGGATGAAATCCTGGTTCGGCACTCACGGTAAAGTCGTGATCCATATTGACACGGTAACATTCCCTTGTGGGTGTTGCCCCAAACCCAAACCTGCCGCCCCTGCTGTCCCTACCCTTTTACCTGGAGATGCCTACATGGCGATCAAATATCCTGTCTCTGTTCCCGCTGGTGCCGCCGATGTGACGAAGACTGTGGTAACGGTTCACGTTGAAGGCCAGCCGGATACTACCGTTGAACTGGCCAGTAATGGTGGCGATACCTTCATCGTGGTCCCAGAAGGCTCCAACGGCTCGGTGTGCGCTGCGTACGTCGATGGTGCTGGCAACAAGTCGCCCGACTCGCCCGAAGCCCCATGGACGAACGCCAGTGATACCACCCCCCCCGCTGCTCCTGCTGGCGCCCCTACACTGGGTGCCGGTGACACAGAATAGTTAGAATGGTTCCGGGGCAAAGCAGGCTGGCTGGCAACGGTCAGCCTGCTTTTGTAGGTACTTCATGAAATACTGCTTGCAACATCATGACCGGCCTGTGTACGCTAGGGGGCGTTGCGAGTCCTGCTATCGGTCGATCCGGCGGATGATGCGTAAGGAAGGTTTCACCGACAAGCAGATTATCAGGAGGCGGTATCTGCTGCCTCACTCCAAGAAGTGGAAACCGAGGGTGCAGAATGAAGTGTCTAAACCATAAGGATAGAGATGCTTCGCGTCGTGGTCTGTGTGACCCATGTTACGCGAGTTTGTACCGACGAATCAACGAAGGTGACATGTCATGGAACCGAGCAGTAAAAAGACGACTGATCCTGCCACCGCAAAGGCTATTGGTGGGCATGATCCCGATAAAGTCATGGAAGCGATGTCTCTTTTCACTAAGGGCAACTCCAGGGCTTCGTCCGAAGACGTCGCGGAAGCACTCAGTCAGGCGTTCGGCGGGGCGAAAGGCTTTGCGATCCTGATGAAGGAACTGGCATTCTCTCCTTCCACCAGGCCAGCTACCCGTGCGAAAATCATTTCCAATGTCATGTCGTATATAGAAAGAACCGCAAAGCAGTATGGCGAAATGGCCAAGCTTGCGGCGATGTCCAAAGAGCAAATCGAAATCAAAATATGCCGACTGATTGTCCGCCATAAGTTCATCGTGCCTATCGAAGGGGTTAACCTCAATGGCCTCTTCGGGGAATAAAAAACGGGGAAGTGCCAAGCAGGATTATGGTCGATGGCTGAATATACAAAAACAGATCGACGCGATATCCAATGATATCAAGCTGCCAGGTACCTGGACCCAGGAAGACTACCGCGAGTTCCAGACCTGCATGGCGGAACTGCTCAAGCGTGAACGCGAGACAGTCTACCTCTATTCCCCACTACCAACTGGCGATTTGTTCCATCGCTGCATGGCCCACGAAGTAGGGCTTTCCGGTAGTAACCGCGCTGGGAAAACCTGCACAGCTTCAGCCGAAGTGGGGATGGCTGCCACCGGAACGCATTACGTCGAGGGGAAATACCCCCGGGAGAATGTCCAGATTGCGTGCGTCGGTAACGATGGACGGCACCTGTCGCTGATGTACGAGTATTTATTCGAGAAAGCGCCGTTCAAGATATTCCAGCATCCCGTCACATTCAAATGGATGGTTGTCGTCGAGGACGAGCATCAAGAGTTTAAGCATCTGTGGCAGGAAGCTGAGCCGATGATACCCGAGCGCCTGATTAAAGGTGGCTTGAAGAAGGGGGTATCGTGGGAGAATGCCAAAGAAAAGATACCCAAGTCGGTGCGCCTCGTGAACGGCACCATCATCAGGTTCTATTCCGGCCTGGTGCGGAAGATGCCACAGGGACGAAAGTTCCACCTGGTGTGGATGGATGAGGAAATAGACCAGGCCAAGAAATGGCTGGATGAAATGCGAGCCCGTATTGTCGATCTCAATGGGCGTATCTTCTGGTCAGCCACCCCCCAGAACGGTACGGTCGAGTTCCAAGATATGCAGGACAAGTCGGAAGATCCCGAGAATGCCGACAAGCCACTGTCCCAGCAAACCGCGTTCTTTGTTATGCAGTCTGCTGAGAACAAATTCATATCAGGTATTGGCCGCGAAGCCTTCCGCGCGAAGATGGAGAAGGATGACGAGCAAATGCAGATTAGGTACTTCGGCAAGTCAGCCCGGTCGTTTCTGTCCGTCTACCCTGAGTTCACCGACAAACACATCATCAAGCCAATCACTCTGCAATGGGAAGACACACGATACCTGATCTTCGACCCAGGCGTCGATGTTGCCGCTGTACTGTTCGTATGTTCACCTAAGTTAGAGGATGACCCTGAAAAGATAGCGAAAATGACAGAGCAGGAAAGGTGGTACAGGACACGGCCAGGGTGCCTGGTGTGTTACGACGAACTGTACATCCGTAGAGCAAATGCCCAGGCGGTAGCGATCCAGACGAAGAATAAGATCGATCAACACCCGCGTGCGTGGGTGCAAGATCTCACGATTGATAAGAAGGGTTCCAAGTCGGTGATCTGGAAAGGGATGAAGGAAGACGAAGACCCAGGCACGATCTACATGGAACAACTTTTGAAGTACGGAGTAACTCCGAAGGTGCCTGGCTGGCAATACGGTTCGTACGACGTGGTCTATGGGATCGAGCGAACGAAAGATTACCTATGCCCTACCGCTGACGACCGCCTCCCCATGCTATTCTTTACTGACAACTGCAAGAAACTCATCTGGGAAATGAAAGTATGGAAGAAAGTACGCAATAATGCAGGAGAGTTCGTTGACTACGAGAAGGGCAATAACCATTTGCTGGATTGCCTGCGTTATGCTACAACAAGGGGGTTACAATGGGTTCCGCCCCCGCAACCAGTGGGGCCGCGACCATTCGCAAGACCTCAGATGAACAAGCTGCTTCGCAACATCAAAAATGGAAGCGCGTTCTACACTTAGGAGTCGATGATGTCCGCAGCAGTAGCAGAACCAGCAGAACCACCAAAGAAGAACCCACTGACACGCGGTCCAATGGTGGGGTTGCCTCCTATCCCAAAGTATAACACCGTGGCAGAGAGCCAGGCCCAGCGCCAAACCTGGACCCCACCGACCGTCATCCCAGGCGAGGTGGTATTCTACCGTCCTTCTGGGAATGGCCACAGCAACGAGTTCCCTGCGATCATCACCAGGCAGTCAAACAAGACGTGGTCGATACTGGTGTCCAAGCCGAACTTCGTATTCGAGGAAAAAACCTCGGTCGAGTATTGGGACCATACCGAAGATGATCCCAAGGTTACCGGCGACCCTCATGCCGCGCACAACAATAACGGCACGTTCCGCCGGACGGAGTTCACTCAGATGTTATCGGGGTTCATCGATAAGATCGGGTCGGTTCCGGACATGGCTGCTGATCTGGGAACGCTCAAGGGCGACATCGTCACACTCAAGGCCGAAATCGATAAGATTAAGGCAGAGTTGCGGAAGATGGCATCCAAGTAAGGGCACGCAATGCAAGGAACGCCAATCTACGGTTCCAGTACGATCAATGATGGCGGTGTTTTCAAAGAACACCGCGATCTTCTTTTGGAAGCTGTACGTGCCGGCTTGAAGCGGAAGCGTGAAGTCTACACCCCAGGTGCTAATGAGTGCCTGCAATTTGTGCTGGGGCAGCATGCCTACCTGTTCAACCCGAAATATATCACCGATCAGATGTACCTTCAGGTCGGTGCTGATCCAAAGTCCGACAAGCCTGCTCGCATACCTCACTTTCGCATATCAGACAACTGGGTAGCGAAGTTCCTCCAAATCGTTACGCCCTATCTCACTCAGGGGCAGGTAGTTCGTACCGTCAAGGCAAGCAAGCCTTTCATCCCTACACCTACCTGTTACGGAATTGACCCACCCCAGTTGCAGCAGATGAAGATGAGCAGCCAAGGATATATGCAGTCTGATCCGCAGTATCAGATGCGACAACAGGCTGCCATGATGAAGATGATGATGGATCAAATGAGCATCCAGGCTGACACCGATCGGTGCAATAGCATGGCTGCCATGATCGAGAAGATTCTTAACTATACCGCAGGCGAATTGGGGCTTCAAAAGGAACGCCGCTGCGTTGTCGAAGAGGCGTTGGTACTCGGGTTTGGTGGATATCTGACCGAGACTATCAAGATGCCTGGTACAAACCAGACGCTTGTTGGCTCGAACTACATCATGGCGAACGATATCGTTTGGGATCCAGATGCCACCCGCGAGAAAGATTGCAAGTGGCTGGCTGTTCAGTGCCGGTGCCCAGCATGGTTGTTCTCGAGGCTCTATGGTATCCCCGAAGAAGACATCAAGTGCAACCAGCGTTCCACCACGTCGGAAGTGTTCCATGAACGGTTGATTATCAACTCTGGTGGCGAACAAAACAATAGGATGGTCACCCCGGCGAAAGACGAAGTGGTGTACTGGAAGTTCTGGTCACGCATGGGGGTAGGATCTAGGCTGCAAACAAAGGCGGAACGTAACCCCACCCTCGACCAGTTGGATGCCAGGTTCGGCGACTTCTGCTTCTTTATCGTGACGGACGCTATCGACTATGCCGCGAACCTCAGCCCCATGGTATTTCAGAATGCCATAGAAACGGCTGCACAGAACAAAGCCATGGCCCAGCAGATGATGGTTCAGGCCATGATGCAGGGGCAGCAGCCCGATCCTAACCAGATGCCACCAATAGACCCTATGGTTATCGTTCAACAGGCATGCTCTTGGCCTGTCCCGTACAACATGGACGTGGATGACCCATGGCCATTAACCACATTGTGGTTCCATCGCCGCAACGGCAGCCCGTATCCCATCCCTCACTTTGAGTTCGCCCTGAGCTATCTGAAGTTCATGGTCTGGGTGATATCGTTTGTGGCTGATAAGTGCTACCGTAGCCAGCGTGATTTCTGGCTGCTCGATGACCAGGTAGCCGAGCAACTCAGGACCGCGATAGAGAATGGCGAAGACGAAGCCATCATCACTATTAAGGGTTTGGACAAGGGTGGCTTGGAAGCGTTCGTCAAGATGCTGGAAGCCCCCGAGGTGAAGAAGTCGATCATGGAAGTCTACCAGTTCTTCGAGAACAAGGTAGAACAGATGACCGGCTTAACTGATCTCATGCAAGCCAACCTCGCCAGATCAATGCGTACAGCGACAGAAGCCCAGGTCATCAGTGATGCCAGCCAGTTGCGACCGAAGGATATGGCCCAGCGCGTGAACGAGTGCGATACCAGGGTGTCACGCAAGGAAGCTATCGCCTCGGCCATGGTCTATAAACCAGAAGACTTGGTCCCGATCTTGGGGAAGCCTGGTGCCGAAGCGTGGGCAAATCTCCAGGACAAACAAGACCCCACTCGGGTTGTCCGCGAAACCGATTACGATGTTCTTGCCAGCCAGGGGCGAATCCTCGATCTGGACACACGACAAGAGCAATCGAACAAGATGGTTCAACTTGTCCTGCCGATGATGGTTCAGCTTGGCCAGGCAACTGGTATGTTTGGGCCTGCCAACCAACTCCTCGTGGAGTGGGCAAAGGCAAACCAGATCGATCCCGATCTAGTTCAGTTCCCCAATATGCCACCTCCACCGCCGGCACCAGCCAAAGGGGTGGCAAGCGTTTCCAAGGATAAACCGAAACAACAAGGTCCACAGTAATGCCACTGTACGAGTATGAATGCGACAGTTGCGGTAATAAGGAAGAGCGACTTCAGACGATAGATGAAGTCGAAGCCGGCATCGATACGCCTACGGTGTGCGCTGGGTGCGACGGTCATTATGTCAGGCTGATCGGCCATGCCAGTATCGGAATCTGCGACACCAACCTTCTACGGGATTCTCTCAAGTCGCGTTATGACTTCGACGACAAGTCGGATGATCGCGGACCACTCTATGCCGCCAAGGCCAAGGCTGCCGGGGTGGATACCACAGGGAGGTGGTACCATCCTGGCCTGGCTGTGGAACTTGGTGACCCCATGGCATGGGTCGGGAGTATGGATGAGATCAAGGAACGCTGTAAGCTCCGAGGCTGGGAGTATAGCATCGTCGATGGCGAAATCCGCATTGGGATACCATCTGACCTGAGTAAACCCCTGGTCGATCAGACAAAGCACGTCAAGGTGGGGACATGAACACCACAGCAAGCGACCAACAGGCCACCCTCTTACGTTGGCTGGGTGGCGACAACAATGAGCAGTCGGTTCTCGACTGTCGCAACTCCATTAATGATGCCCTCAAGGAACTATGGGGGCGATGGGATTGGCCGTACTACGCAGGCCGGCAGACCTTGATAGTCAATGCTCCGTACCAGACTGGTACTGTCACCTTCGACCTGGCCACGCTATCGTTCACGCTCACCGGCGGAACATGGCCGGCATGGGCAGAATACGGCCACATCAAGATAGGTTCGAGCTTCGCCAAAGTGACCAGGCGGATAAGCGGTACAGTTATTATCATTGAGGATGGCACTCAGTTCACCGCAGACCTGGCGACTGCCCAGAGTTATCAGCTATGGCGAAGCGAATACCCGCTGCCGAACAACATCAGGAAGATATCGTACCTCACGAACGATACGAACAGTCAGCACGTATGTGAATACGTGACTCCCATGGAGTTCTCGACACGCCGGCCTGGCATCTATGGTACTGTTCCATTACAGTTCACGGTCCGAAAAGACCCCAAGTTAGGCAACGGGCTAAATATCTGCCTATGGCCGTTCCCTTCAAACTCGTGGACCTACCGGTATTCCTTCATCCGATCACCTCGGGAAGTGACAGTATGGTCCGAATCAACCGGCAAGATCAGCACCACAGCAGCCGACGCTACAATCACAGGGGCAGCTACGGCGTTCGACCAGTCCTATACGTCCAGCATCCTACGTGTTGGAAGAGACGGAGTGAATGCGCCGACTAGCACAATCGGCCTGTCCCCGTTCTCTGAAGAGTTATTCATCGACTCCGTCACCAACGCGACTAGTCTCGAAACGTACAACGTCGCATCGTTCTCACGCTCTAATGTCAAGTATGAAATATCGTCGCTTCTTGACATCGACGATGTCACCATGGTCACTGCGTTCTTGATGGAATGCTATCTGGCGTTGGGGAAACGTCGCAACAAGGATGGCAAGGAAATGAGCATGATTGCGGGGATGCACGCCCAGGCTGTCAAGGATGCCATTTCCAAGAGCAAGACCACGGCCCAGATCACGTATGCCGGCCAAGGCCGACAAAGTTCCATTAGCCCGTGGTACAACTTGGGGAGCATCTAATGGACCAGCGCCCAGCCCAATCGGTGGTAGTCCTCGAGTTCAAAGGGATGTACTCTGATTGCGACTACCAGGATTGTCCCGAAGGCACGATGGCTCGCCAAGTCAATATGATGAGCGTAGTCAATGGACAACTGACTACGCGAGGTGGGCTCAAGGTTGTCACCCTCGACACGGTAGCGGAGTAACCCATGCAGTTCTTCGGATATGTCAGACTGGGTGAAACAGCGCACGGTGCCGAGCAGGCCGTGAACGACAATAACAACCCAGCCAATGCGTCCAGCACTCCAACATACACCGTCTATGGCCCTGACGATGAGGCGATAGCCAACGGTACATGCTCCGTTCTGGACGCGACTAAAGACGGTCTTTACTCGTTTGATATTGCCACGTCGTCGCCTACTTACCAGCGAGGCGTATCCTACACAGTTGCCGTTGAATACACGGTATCAAGCTCCGACCGCCGGTCACTCCATTCATTCATCGTCGTATAGGTGAAGTATGCCCACAGCAGCATTCAACAAGTTCAATGTGTTCGTCAAAGACCTGGCTGAAAAGAAGCACGATCTTTCGTCCGATACGCTCAAGATCATGTTGACGAACACGCTCCCTGTAGCGACGAACTCTGTCAAAAGTGACATTACCGAGATCTCGGCCGGCGGTGGCTACAGTGCTGGTGGCACTCAGGCAACACTATCGTCATCGTCCCAAGCATCTGGGACTTACAAACTTGTCCTCAACGATGTGCTATTCACTGGGTCCGGAGGCGGTTTCGGCCCATTCCAGTACGCGGTACTCTACAACGATACCGCTGCCAGCGATAACCTCATCGGCTGGTGGGACTATGGATCGGCTGTGACAGTGGCAGCAGCAGCCACGTTTAATGTTGACCTCAGCGCCACAAATGGCGTCTTGCAGATTTCCTAAGGAGACGCCATGGCTCTGCCAGATTACTACAAGGTTGAAAACTCCGGCACGTCGAAGACGTGGAAAAACACCGGTGGCGATTACAATATTACCTGCACATCCTTGGCTGACGGTAGTGCCCGAGAAGGTGCCAAGGGTGATCTCGGTGCGCAGTGGGCTCGACGGTGGGAAGTCACCTTTGAGTTCAAGTTGACATCCGCCGGCACGAACGGCAACGAGGTGGAACTGTATGCCTCCCAGTCTGACAGCGCCACCGCTGCTACCGCCAACGAGGGGAACGCTACTGGTTCTGACGCCGCCTTGACTAATCACGCCGAGACAAAGCAGTTGATGACTGCCATCGGTTCGGTACCGGTGTCGAATGCCCTTAGCACGGGGGTTCAGCGTAAGAAGTTCGAGTATTGCCCCACGTCTCGCTATCAAATCCCCGTCGTGGTCAATCGATCCGGTGTAGCGTTTTCCAGTACGGCTGGTGACACTATCATCGTGTTCAAGCCACTGGAAGAGTTGATTCAAGATACCGTCTAAGGAATGCCATGGACGGGATAATCAACAAAACGTCGATGATTAACAGCCACCCCCTGAATAGGGGGTTGGTTGCAGAGTACGGCCGTATCAACACCATCAACCAGGCCAGGGGCCGGAATGCTGTCACAAACAGCAGCCACATGGTGGTAGGTAGTGGTTGCACGACATCGCTACTGGGGCCGACTGGATCAGCGATCAAGTTCTCATCGAGCAGCTTGACCATCCCGCCTAGCGTGTTTGCCAAGATCAATGGCATCGGCAAGATCACGATAGCCCTGTGGATTAGGCCAACAGCATTCGGCTCCTACAAGTCGGTGTTTGACACAGCCAATCGCCACGCTTCGTTCTATATCAATTCAGCGACCGGCCTTTATGTCGGGTTTGGTGGCTCGAGTGTTGGAGCCACCAGTAGCGTTAATTTCACTACCGATGAGTGGCAATATGTCATCGTGTCCTACAACGGGTTCGATATTAGTATCTACCGTAACGGGTTCAGAGTAGCAACGGCAGCGCTGGGATTAACAGTATTCACCGACTCGCTGCTGTTCGGCACCAATCCATCGACAGGCGGATCGAACTACCAGGGGCACCAGGCAGGGTGGAGAATCTACAGCCGGTACTTCAACGCTGGCGATGCTGCTGCGTTGTACCAACAGGCCAAAATCGGGTACCGCGATCTGTACCGCAGGCTTCGCACACCTGATGCCCCAGCAGTCACCGTTTCGACCACACTGACAGCCCAGCATGGTGTCTTTGCCTTATCCGGCCAGGATGCAGGATTAGCCTACACTCCCGCCGGAAGTTACACGCTCACAGCAGAGCATGGCGTCTTCCCTCTTGCCGGCGAAGATGCAGTCCTCGACTACACACCAGTGTCAAGCTACTCTCTTCAAGCATCACCGGGTGTGTTTAGTCTTAGCGGTCAGAGTGCTGACCTCACTTATGATGCTGGCGTCTCAGACAAGCCGACATCCTGCTACGTGGGACGATACACCAGGGGGCAGAAGGTATGCCTCGGCGTGATAACATCCGAACTTCCAGACGCCTGTCCAACGGTGGATTTCTGGCTTAACGGCACGACAAAGGTGGCATCGGTGCCTATGCCTCAGGCAAAAGATACCGTGTTTATTATGAATAAGTTTCTGTCGAGTGCATTCATAGACGGTTCGTATATCGCGGTAATCTCCTACAGCATCGATGGAAATGATTCTACCCACCTCAGGTACTTTGAAGTCGCTGGTGGTAGCGGCGTCGGTCATGTGATAAACTTACACGAACTCCGAAGGCCACTAGGCCGGGCGGTTGTCACGCACAATCAAGATGGTTCGTTCAAGATAGGTTACAACCCGAGGACTGCATGACAGACCTGGCATCTATTCTCAGTGGGTACTTTGCTGGCGGTACAGTCCCGTCCACGCTCTACGTCGGCCTGGTGGACAAGGCGAACTACGCCAACTTCCTCCCTGGTGTTGATACGATGGCATCACACTCGGGGTGGCAGGAGTTCACTGCTTACGACGAGGCGGCCAGGCAGGCATGGACCCCAGGTTCAGTCATCGGCGACAGTCCGGCATCGGTCAATAATCCCGGCGCAACGACGTACAATCCCAATGCCGATGGCATCATAAAAGGAGTCTTCCTTTGCGATAACAGCGTCAAGGGTGGGAATACCGGCACGCTCTATGGCCCATGGTTCTTCGCCGAAGGAGAGCAGGCTGCGGTAGCCGGCGTTCCATTTAAGGCCGATATTAAGATTACACTTTTCAATAATACACCCACCGGGTAGGAGTATCTATGCACGGACCATATCGAGTAATCAGGAACGCTCCCTTCCCGCTACGCCGGTTCGACGGTGGCACCACGCTCACGGTAAGCAAGGATGGCGGTGCGTTCGGTGCCGCAAGCTCCGCGCCAGTGGAGACGCCGGGCGGGTCAGGAGTGTACTTCAATGTCCTGACTGCTGCGGAAATGACCGCAGATCACGTTGCGTACAAAGGAACCACCGGCGGTGCCTTGAGTGATGGGTTTCTTATCCCTGAGCCTGCTTTCGACTCTGGCGTTGCTCAGGCTGGTACCGCCAACACGATTACCCTCAGGGCTGCCGGTCCATCGTTTGGCCTGGTGGGTACGATAATTGAGGTCGTGCGTGGCACTAGCAAAGACAGCACGCCTCGCGTCATCACGGCCTATGACACCACAACGAAGATTGCCACAGTCCGGCCCGACTGGTCAACTACTCCTGATAACACCTCGGTGTACCGCGTGTATCAGCAGGACAAGGTTAACGTCATGACCATTGATGGCTTGACATTCCCCGCGCAGGCCATGTCAGAGTTCTGGGCTGCTGCCTATAAGACTGGCGGTACGGTTCAGTCAGGATCCACCACCACCGTCATCAAAACTAACTTCACCGGGTACGGGACCAACCAGATTGTTGGATCAGTGTTCTTTCCGCTTGGCACCAATGATTACGGGATCATGCGGAAGATCACAGCCTACAACCAGACCTCTGGCGACATCACCGTGTACCCAGCCTATGCAGCAGTTCCAACAGCAGGCGACAGGTTTGCGGTATTCGGGCTGACAGGGTAAAATCATGGACGAAAAGCAAAAGAAGAAATTGATAGCGTTAGCCGACAGACTTATCCTGATGAGTCGTGGGTTGACTTCTGAACAATCAAATGATGCTTTGGCTATCTCGGAAGAGTTCGCCCCACTTGCAGAGTATGCCATAGCTTCCTTATCAGGAGTAACACCATGCGATACGAAGTGAAACCTTACCCGGGTGGCTTTATCATCTACGATAGCCACGCAAAGACATGGTTATCGAAAGACGAGACATGGCACGAAAGCCCGTACGAAGTGCGCAAATTCGAGACTCAGGGACAAGCTCAGACGTTTGTAGACAAGCTTCCGCAATAGATGGAGAATCCATGATAGGAGTATCCATGTCGGTCAAGTGCGAGTTCAGGTATGGTGGCGAAGTCTTGCACATATCTGTACCGTCGGTCCCTAGGAAGGACGAGACAATTATCATGCCGAGCGGCGTGTTGTACCGGGTAATTGGGGTAAGGTGGTACTTTGATTACGAAGAGGTAAGGAACGCCGACGCAGCAGGGCAGCATATCGACCGGCACAAACCTTCCCCTACTTGGCAACTGATAGACCAGGCAATCAACGCCATCGTGTTCTTGGAGAAGTAAATGCACATGATGTTGGTGGGTGGCAGTGGAGACGCGAAGCGAGTAGAAGCAAACTACACACTTCGCGTTAGTGCGTCCGGTGGTAGTGTTGGCGTGTTGGCGGCCAACATCACGTCGGTATGCCATTCCACCATGCTGACTACCAGCAACGGCACGCTGCTGATGGCAAACGGCTACGATACGATGTACCGAATGCGACAGGACGAGAAGACATTGTCGCCTGCCGGCGTCCCGGCTCCGAAGACGCCACTGCGGATCATGACAGCCGACGAGATCTCTGGTGATGCCGATAGCCAGGTGACACAGGACATTCTCCGGACATACTACTTTGACTTTACCGAGTATGGCTTACACGCCGGCATTCGTGTGTCTGGTGATATCCCCGCTGACCTGCTGTCGCTGCTCAACCCACCGTCGTACGACATCCGATACACCCCCCTCGGTCAGAATGCTTTCACTAAACGCCACGCTGACTACCTCACGCTGCTTCGGCAGATCAGGGCAGACGAAGAGGCGGTCAACGAGTATGGCAATGTGCTGTCGGCCACAGCATTACGCAATATGTTCCTGTTGCCATACCGGACAGCAGGGGACGGGCTGGCCTGGCGTAACACCACAATCACCATCGGTATTCGCAACATCAATAACGTCGAGAACACGGATATCTTCACCACCTACAGTGGAAGATACCAGGCATTCGTCCGGTTTGTTGACAAGAACGGCATCCCCTCAGACCCATCGCCTATTTCGACAGACACTCTCTTAGTTAATGCCCCCTACGTCTTTTATCGGGATGTAGAGAAGCCAACGGATCCCAACATCACCAGACGCCAGGTGTTCAGAAATATCGATGGCAGTAGCGATGCGTTCTATCTCGACATCGACACCACGGATCTAACAAGCAGCACGCTCGTCAGTTACAACACCGATGCTCAGCTTAAATTGAAGTTCGGCCAGGCTGTGTGGGACGACAACGGGTACAACCTGTTCTATCTCTACGGCCGGCCACCCAGCGACAAGCCCTACATCGCCGAGTACAACTCGGTCATCTTTGCTGCCGGCAAGAGGGAGTACCGGGAAGGCGTTGTCTCTGTAGTCAACGGTAGCACCTCAGTTCAAGGCGTTGGCACCTCGTGGACACCGGCTTTTATCGGCATGAAGATTACCTTGGGTAATGCTCAGTACCCAGTCATCGACTGCGTCAAGGCTACCCAGATTATCACACTTGGCAAGGCATATGAAGGTCCGACGAATCCATACTTGAAGTACAGCATCGAGCCTTACTACGCCAACGGCAACCTCATGACCTGGTCCACGCCAGGCTTCCCAGAATCATGGCCCATCAGGAACCAGTTGCAGTTGCCGGAAGACGGTGATGATATTACTGGGCTCGTGGTATTCGACAACTCCATGTGGATACTCAAGAGCCGTTCGGTGTATCAGTTCAGTTATACCAGCAACCCTGGTATCGATGGCGATTACAAGCCTGCTTCGTCCCGAGGCTGCATCAACCAGCGTTGTGCTGTCCAGGTGCAGAATGTCTGCCTGATGCTCGACCGCGTTGGTGTCCACGTCTTTAAGGGAAGCCTCCCCCGAGTTCAGTACCAAACCAACACAACGCCTGACCATCTTAGCCTTCCGATTGGCGACATGTTCCGGTTTGAAGGAACATGGCTGAGAATTAACTGGGATGCCGATAAGTGTTGGTGGCACGGTGTGCATTGCCAGGAAATGAAAACGGTACGATGGTATGTTACCATGCAAGGCTTTGACCTGCCACAGCACGCCATCTGCTACGACTACCTGATGGATCGATGGTGGGTAGAAGAGTATCCATTCCCGATCACGTCGTCATGCCAAGGCACTCAGTTGATCGGCAGGCCATTACTCGGCGGCCCCAACGGCCAGGTACTCCAGCCTGATCTCGGGCCATTGGATATGGTGGACGCTCCTGGCACACGTATCGCAGTAGACGAAGCCTACAGCCCTGTGACACTACTGCTCCAAGAAACCCCGCCGGAATGCGTGGGCACGTCGATTGCTATTGTCGCCGGCCGGGGGCGAGGACAATGCCGTAAAGTGCTGTCGCAGGCAGGGAATGTTGTCGAAGTGGATAACCCGTTCTTGGTGCTTCCCGATAGTGATAGCATCGTCCAAGTCGGTGCTATCCCTTACTATTTGAAGTCACCTGAGGTGATGAAGCTCAAGATCGAAACAAGCAAGCCTCATGCCTTTGGATTCCAGTTTGAAGCCACATCAGTGGACCTCGAAGCGTATGTCACGATTACCCAGGATGGCACGAAAGTTCGCCGGGTTGCTGCCGGGGCAGACTGGGGGGCGGTAACTTCAGTACCAGATGATCCCACGGTATACAAGGTCGATCTTTCCAACGAGTCGGAAGCCGGCATCATCAATATGGATTCGTGGCGTGAACGAGACTGGCCCAGGAAATACACGATCCAAGCTGACATCCAAGGTTACTCGGGAGAGGAGAAGCCCAGAATTACCCAGATGTCGATACTCGGCGCTAGTACTACCCAGGACTTGACCACATGAACGCAGCATCTGTCGATGCCGTGGTAGCCCGGTTGCGGTCAGGCAAGTTCGATACTCCCAACGAACTGGCGGCCGCGATTGCTGCTGCGCTGTCCGGCGTTGGTAAAAACCAGACTTCCAAGCGGGGTCTGCACGCTAATAACGTGGTCGACGCAGATGGCGGCACGCAGTTATCGGTAACAGACCAGTCGGCAGCCAGGCAATCGGTCAGCACACAGCCACCACAAACCATGACTTTGGCTAATGTCGGTGGCGCTGTGTCGTCCAGGCAGCAATCGCGCGTGGATATCCTAACCAAGTCTGTTCCTGCCAAGGTTATTGCGGTGGACGGGTCAGGACCAGGAGCCACCGTGACAGTAGTGGTGCTTGGTGATAAGCCTCAGATGACAATTGACGCACTGACAGGCCAGAATATCCCAGGCGACCCACTGCAATCCCTGAACGAAGATACTGCCGATATCACCGGGACAACTTACACCTTGGGTATTAGTGGCTTGCCATTCGCAGGCACCGGGGATGATGACACAGGTACGAAAGTACCCGAAGTGGGTCAGACAATCCAGGTTACCGTCGTGGATCAGCAGGAGAAGCGAACGATCTGGCACACAGTGAATGGTGTAAACAAACCAACGGTCGTGAATTATCCACAGAAATCAGCAGCGACCAACGCGGCCATTATCAACAATCTGTGCTGCAAAGAGCCAGCATCGACAGGCGGGGGCGGTAGTTAGTACAATGCGATAGAGGTGAAACATGGCACTCAAAGCTGGATCTCAGTACAAATCGATCTTAACTGGCCCCACTGGCGCTTGGACGCCGATGGGTACCACTGGCCAATACGTAGACATGATGGGCGTGGTTGAGCCCCAAGATAACACCGCGCTGCTCAACAAGACCCAGAGCGACAATATCTACCAGGATATGGACCTGAAGAAGAAGAAGTTCGACCTGTTTAGCCAGTTCCTCAAGACAGGGATGGGCGGAATGGGAAGCGGATCAGGTTCACTGAACTTCCAGATGCCATCGCTCCCTGGCCCAAACTACATCAACGCTGGGCCAGTCTGGTCACAGCAACAGATCAATGCCCAGTCTAATTTGCAGCGTGGTAATCTGCTGACCCAGGCATCGAACCAAAGCCGGCAGTTCAGTAATGACCTGGCAAGCCGTGGGTTCTCCCCATTGTCACCTATGTCGATGTTCAATGAGCAGAACAATATGATGCGAGCCAACGCCGGGGCCGCCGCGAACGAGACAGCAACCAACTGGACCGCAGCGAAAGGCAACTCCGACGCTACGCTGGCCGGCCAAGGTATTAATGCTAATCTCTATGGCGACTACATAAAGTCGCTGTCGAATCAGAACAGCACTCGAGCCGACTTGCAATACAAGCAACAGGCGTTACAGCAAGACCTGTTCGCAACACTCCTCAAGGGGTTGATGTAATGTCGACATGGCTAGGCAGACTCATCCTGGTGGTAGTATTTCTGTGGTTCTGCATCAGCCTTGGGTTCGGCATAGCTGCGTTGATATCAACCAATGGCGACTACACAGCAGCGTTGATGACTGCTGTGTTCTGGTGGATTATTCTAACCGTGAGGTGGGGGCGTTAAATGCTATCGAGCAATTCCTACGGCACCAATCTCGGTGAGTTTACCTACACCCCACAGCAAAGAGCTACTGGGCCTACCACCTATTATGCCAACGGCATAACGATGAACCAGAACCAATTCAACCAGTCAGGCTGGGGCGGGTTTAAAGGATTCAGCCCGTACTACACATCCCCACGCAAGATATTCGGCCAAGACGATGAGTTGCAAATGCAATCGCATGACATGGTTCGGCAGATGTTCCCGAACACTGGCATCTATGGTGGCTTCCTGAACAACCTAATGAACAGTGGCCGGATGGGCGGTGGTATGCGGATGAACTCGAATACCAACTTGTTAGGTATGATGGGGGGTGGGACATGATGTTTGAAGATCTGATGTCGCCAGAGACAGAAGAGGAACGACGACGCCGGCTCGAGCAGACGCTAGGTCAGGGACTTGGTATCCTTGACGACCAGCCTGCCCCTACCCCCACGTACCAGCCTCCCCTCAACTCGATGCTGCCTAACGCCATCCCACCATCCCCTGTACCAGGTTCCAGTGCTCCGCTGCCTGCGCCCGAAACGTATCAGTTCCCATTGAACTCCATGAAGCCTAACGCCATCGTTCCGCTACCGTCGTCGCCTATGCCGGGACCATACTCTTCCGACATGTGGCAACCGCCGATGAACTCGATGAAACCATCGGCGGTAGTCCCCCTGCAATCGTTTGATATGGCTGACGCGGCAACCGAACGCCAGCCACTCTGGGCTAATGTCATGGGGCCGGAAGCCCCAGGCCAACGTGAAAGCGATTGGAAGAACTACGGTAATGGGGTAATGATAAACGACGGTGTCACCCCGGGTGTCCCTATGCAAGCCCAGCCAGGGGCAGGGTATACAGCCAACGGCATTTCGATCCCCCACCCAAGTGACATGGACTGGGGCGCTCGAGTAGCCCAGGAGCCTTACACCAATCCGTTGGTGCAGGCTACCATCCGTGACCATCAGATGAAGATGGAGTTGCAGAAGCAGGCTTTAGATAGTCATCTTCTTAACACGCAGATCGCCGCAGGAAGTAAGGCAGAAGACAAAGCAGAAGCGGCACGTATCAGGGCGCTCAAGGCTGCTGGGGATGCAAGGCTCAGCCCAGAATCCCGTAAGGCTATCATTAATGGCATCAGTGATCTTAGCCCAGAAGAAAAACAATCATTTATGATGGAGGCAGATACCGTTAAGATAGGTTCAGATGGCAAGCCAGTACGAATGGGGTTGGGTGACAATGGTTCTTTCTTGCCGTTACTTCCAAGGATATCGTCAGCCGAGCCAGAAGTGGCACAACGATTCCTCGAAAGTCGTGGAATTACCGAAGATCAAGCAATCAAACGTATGAATCTGATCGAATCAAAGAAGCGGTCCATGCCATGGAACAGGCCAACCCCTGAAGAAATCACCGAGCTAGAAGGGCTCAAGAGGCTGTACGCTGACAAGGTGGAGAACTATATGGACGATTCCACGATGGGGTGGATTATGTCTGATTCAGCCGATAAATACAGGAAGAGGACGAAGCCAGGGAACTTACTGAAAGACGCAGCGGCGACGAGGGCTTCCATGCTTCCACAAGGCGTTGGCGATAATCAGTTCCCGTTCTAAGGTGCCCATATGCCTTTGGAAGATTACTACTTACCAGTAGAACACGGAACCCCCATAGATGAGGACAGTGAACTCGCACGCTTAGCAAAGAGTGTTGTGCTTCCGCCTTTGGCGTGGGCTGGGCAAACTTTAGACAAAGGCGGCAGAGCCTTGCGGGGTCTGCTTGCCGGAAATCCCAGTGAGCTTTTGAATCTAATACCTCTTTCCGATACAGTGGGGCTTACTGATCCAGAGAAGTCGGTAAGCGGACGTGACCTACTACGCCAATACGGAATGATTGGCGATGAAGACACGGAAGGTAATTTTTTAGGTGGATTAGCTGCTGAAGTTCTTCTCGACCCAATCAGCTGGGTTACACTCGGTGCTGGTTCATCCCTCACAGCGTTAGGACGTACCGCCAAGCTTGCCGGAACCATCGAGAAGACAGCAGCAGGCCGTATCGGCGCGAAGGAAGCCGGCCTACTCGGCGTTCGCACCCCATGGTGGGCAGAAGCCATGGGCGTTCCCGCTGCAAGTAAGCAGTTCCTGACCGGCCCAACATCGCAATACATGGCCGGGCAGATGTTCAACGATGCTCGTAGCCTTGTGGACAAGATCCCCTACGTTGGTCCAAGCGTCGGTAGGGCAGGCGACAAGATACAAGCGATGATGCAGTCGATGTTCGTCCCCGGTGCCGGCATCACCATGGATCCACGCATCACGAACACGTTGGCTAATACGGTCGAGGATGCTACAGCAGCGGCACGTGCTGCTACGCTGGATAGTCGGATGGCAGCCTTCGATCCTCGCGTTCAGGCCAGTGAACTGCTGACTCAGCATGGCATCACCGGCCCAGCAGCAGAAGATACGATTGGGAGGTATTTCGCATCGGCAGCAGAAGGTTCAGGTGGTCTGTATAAGCCACAGCAGGTCCATTTGTATCCACCAGGGGACGCGGAGGCAGCACGGTACGCCGAGCATATGGGCACGTTCGCCCAGCCTTATGGCAAGGTGGGCATGGAAGACAAGCTTCAGCAGTTGGCAGAAGCCATCGCCGACCCCACCAAGAAAACGGTCAACACTGCTCGTGATCTGGCGGTACAGGCTGGTGCTGATATCGGCGTGACCTATAACCCATGGGGGCATGACTACGTCCCCAGGCAATCCCAGGAGTCGGGGGTAACGAAGGCTTCTGCGAAGCGATCCCGCGTTCTCCCACTGGAAGCACTGCCTGGCGGTAGTGTCCAGTTGGATGATATTGTCAATTCAAGCCCATTGGCTGGGCTGGCTAACCAAGCTATCCCCGATGGCATGTCGCCTAAGCAATGGGCACACCAGCAGAAACGGCAGATCAACGAGTTTGCGGCGAAGCACCTGGAAGAGGTGAAGGCAATCCGTGATGCCAAGTTCGGCAAGGCACCAGAGCCTAGCGTTGCCGATATGGCGACTGAGTCGCAGAACGCCAGCGTCAAGGCTGGTCGTGTGGGAAGCAGTATTGAAGAGGTAGCAGCAAAGCCATCAGGCATAACTCTGGAATCGTTCATTCAGAATATCGAAGACGCAGGCAGGAGTGTGGCCACGCCGCAGTTCGCTAAGTCACTGCATGACCTTGCACCACACCTAGACGAAGCTGCGTTCACGAAGGCGACTACAGCGTTAGGCGACAGCCTCGACACTCTGGGTAAGAAAGAACTTCGGGCCATCGCTAAAGAGATTGGTGCCGCCGGTGCAGACCCAACGCTTGGCGTTACAGCCAAAGACAACATCATCATGAAGATCATGGAGGCCAAGCAGGCGACACCGGCTCCACTGCCAAAGCCCATACCAGCACAGGTCAAGGAAGTCACCCAAGTCATCGACCCAGTAAAGCTACCATACCCCATAGAGCTTTCAGATGCCAACCTAGAGAAGGCATCAAAGCGACTCGGGAAGTTCGTAGCAAACGTCAGCCCAGAAGTAGCCCAAGCGAAGAGAGGGTACTACCGGAACGATGTGTTGGGATCCACTCAGCACTACGTCGAAGCCCGTGCGGCAGAAGCAGGGAAGGGGCAAGGGCTCCTGACTGCCATTGCTGAGCAAGCAGTTCCGTTCGACAAGATCAGGAGCAGCCCTGACGACTTCATCGCCCTACCTGATCTCCTCAAGAAGATGAAATTGACCGGGCAGGACGTGTCAGCAGGAGGCGAAGTAGGGCAAAGGCTATACACACAGGGTGCCAAGAATACCTTGCTTGACAAGTTAGCCGAGAAGGGTAAGACCACGCTGAATGCCAATGGCGATGGGATCAGCGCTAAGCTGGCCAACAACGAACTCAAGAAACACTTCGTACCAAAAGACCTGGCCGAGAACCTTGTGAAGGAGGCCGAAGGACCAGGTTTCGTACGCCCCCATGGTGTCCTCGAGAAGATCAGCAACATCACCAACGCTACCCGTACCTGGCTGACGCAGCCATGGGTGCCATTCCACATGCGAAACACATGGGAAGGTGCCATCCAATCGAAGATCGCTGGTGGTCTGGATAGTGCGGTTATCCGAGACGTGGCATCCTACAAGGCTGGAACTCTCACTGACCCTGCCAAGATTGCTGAGATGCACAGGTACGCCAACGAGGCGTTCAACACCGGTGCGGCTTTCCGCCACCAGGTGACGGAGAACATGGGTGATTCGGTCGTCGGTAAGGCGTCGAAGGTGACTACACCATTCGTGGAGCAGGCGGGAAGCACGACGATTGAGAAGTATGGCGGCACCGTATCTTTCCCCAATCAGGCTGCCACTCCGCTAGAGACAACGAAAGGATTCCTCGAAGGCTACAAACCCAGAGTGGCAGCATCCCGAGGCGAGAAGTACCTGACGCTCAACCCAAAGGAAAGCGTATTCGTCCAGCAGGGGTTACGCGCATCCGAGGCTGCCGACGATGTCCAACGCATGGGAATGTTCGTCAGCCTACGAAAGCAGGGATACGCACCACAGGCAGCAGCCGACGCGGTTACTGCTGCGCACCTCGATTACTCAAAGCTGACGCCGTTCGAGAAGCAACTGCGTAGCCTGGTCCCTTTCTACAGCTTCTCGAAAGGCAACATTGCCCGCACCGCCGCACAGATGGGTGATCCTGGTGCGATCTCTAGTCTACTTCGGGCAACCACTGAGGCTGGCACTGAAGGATTCGTCCCAGGTTACGTCAGCCAAGGTTCGGCCGTGCCTATCCCAGGTGCCGAGGATGGCAAGCAGCGTTATCTCTCTGGGCTCAGCACACCGTTCGACGATGAATTGATGGGCTCCTTGGTGTCATTACTCTCAGGCAGCCCAATAGACGCATCACGCCGGGCCATGTCAACCCTCAACCCACTAGTGAAACTTGGCATCACCGCTGGCACCGGCAGACAACTATACTCAGGCCGGAAGCTAGACGAGTTCGCCCCCACCGGGATCACTGGGTTCCTGCCCAATTACCCTGGTAACGTGCTTGCCGAGGCGATTGGGGCCACGCCGCTCGGTCGCCTGGCCACTACCGCTAACTCAGTGGTTGGGTCGAAAGACCAAAATATTCTGTTGAAGTTGTTGACTGGCATTAGAACAACTGATGTTGACCAGGAATTGGCAACTCAGCAAGCTGCCAGAGAAGCAGTAAGTACCTTGCTGAAAAGAACAGGAATGACAAATACCTACGAGAGCGTAACCCCCAAGCCAGAGTATCGTGATTTAGAGTCTCAGCCGGAACAATTGCAAGTGCTTATGCAGTTAATGAAAGCGGTGCAGGACCGTGGTAAGGATATAAGGAATAGCCGCTAACCGTTGCAGGCATACTGCCCGAAATGCTTTGTCGCAGCTTCTACGTAAGCATCGTGGGCTTCCTTCGCTGTAGTGAATAGCCCCAGGTATATGCCACGGTTATTAACTTGAATTTGCGCCACGTATTTTCTTAATCTCCTGTGTACCCGCTGGCATTATTGTACCTTTTGCTGCTGTTACCGCCATTCTGACTTAACGTAGCGGGTCGTAGGTTCTCGATCCTGTCGTCAATTTGGACCCGGTTTATATGGTCGATGAACTCTGGTAATGACCCTCGCATTAGCAGCCAAATTATCCTGCTTCTTGCGAACGTGTTCCCATTAAGCCTTATCCTCCATCTACCCCGCCTTGGATACCCAGCCTCGTTACCGCTAAACCTGTTATTGCAAGCGAAAGATTTATCAGAAGCGAAGTGTTCTCGTGGCCTAGTTAACCAGAACAACTTTCCATTTTCGTAGCGAAAGCATTGACGCAAGTACGCTTGAGATGGATACTGCTTCTTAGACATGCTCGGCTCCTTGAAAGCTGAGTGGTGTTGAGGATGTCAGGAGCGTCAACTCTTGACATCCGATATCCTATTGATTAATCGGTTGCTTCTGGTAGTATTTCATCAGTTCTTTGGAAAGATACAACCCCATGATGTAACCGTTCACTGAGCGTCCCAATGGTTCGAAGGATAAGGCGATGATGTCAGCAATCAAAGCTGCCGAATAAGAGAGCCTGCGGGAATGGTAGTGAGGTGACCTGAATCCAGTCTTGTGTTTCAGGTAAAACGGTATCAGAAAGACAACTGGCGAGGCAACAACGCCAGGCGGGATCAAAGTGGCTGTGTGCCATGTCTTGGTTTTGCGAAGGCCAGTAGCTGGCTTGTCAAGTTGCTCGATGCGGTTTGGAGCAGTTGGTAGCTCGCCTGCCTCATAAGCAGGAGGTCGCTGGTTCGACTCCAGCAGCCGCAATTCTAATTTAATCGGAGACGCTCATGCCACAGAAGCCACTCACCTCAGAAGCTCGACGCCGCGTTATGGTGGCACTGGGCAATGATGCTATCGGTTTGCAACTGGCAGACAAACTTGATGGGCTGGCCTTGGCCGGCACCATGACCGTTGCCTCGGGGCTCGGCCCGGTAGAAGAACAGAGCCTTGGCATTGTTCACTTCACGAAGATTCCCATCAGTATCTCAGTGACCATGACAGATGGCACAACGAACGGCAGTATCGGCAGCCAGAAGATCTACACCTTCCCTGCCGGCCTTATTAACATCCTCGGTGCGGTATCGTCACTGACTATCACCGCTGCCGCTAATATCGGTGCGACTGGCGCTGTCAAGCATTCGCTCGGCCAAGCAGCAGCAGCCACCAATGACACGCTCAATCTCACCAAAGCCAACGTCATACCTTCGACATCGTTAACCCTTGCCTCGTCCACTGGATCGGTGGTAGGGAAGAGCTTGGCGACTACGATCACAGCCCTGACCGACAACTCTGGCGGTTCTGCCAGTAATACCATCGCTGCACAAACAGGTGCCTACGTTCAGGCCACCCAACAGAACACTATTGCCAGCCTGGCAGCGAAGATTAACGAAATTATCGCATCACTGGCACAAGGTGCCGGCATGGATACCACATTGGACGGTGTCAGCGCCGCCAAGGATGTGTACCTGAACTTCGGCGTGGCCGACGCTGATTCAACGGGCAACAGCACTCTTACTGTAACTGGGTTCGTTTATCTGTGCTGGGCGATGGTTGGGCAATCACCAGCCACCTTGTAACTGCTCTGGCGGGTAGTAACGAAAGAAGCCTGAGTCAAATGACTCGGGCTTCTTTTATGAATAATGCTTTTCAGACTCAAAATATCTGCAAAGCCTGCTGTGTAGCCTGCACGTTTTCCTGTCCCAGCGCAATGGTTGACACTCCAACAACGAACATGGACATAATCTTGAGCCTGGCATCATTGGGGATAGCCAGCCAAGCTTCGTCGCTGATAACGGTGTCGTCGGGTACAGCAAGTAGCGCAAGCTCATCGAATGCCTTGGCATCCTTAGGCGTGCTTCCCTCCCCACCGAATACGCGGTCCATCAATTGCGCAGTTATCATCGGCCTTGACCTCCTAGTAAACCCTTGACGCCCCACCCTACAAAGAACCCGCCTCTGGTGGATCAGCTTGTACGCTCCGGCCCTGGTGATCCCTAGGGCTAGAGCAGCCTGTGTGACTGACCTCCTGTATATAGGAGTGTATACTATTGTGTCAATGCCTGCTCCCATTTGAATCCACAGTCTCGTAGCCAGTCTTCTGTGATTCTTGGCGCATCCATCACTTCACCCTCCTCAAAGCCTTGGCCAACTGCTGGCGATACCACTTCTCAGCGGCGGATTTAGCATCGTCAACATCCTCGAATACTCCAGCCGAGCTATGTGCCATCCAGGGCTTGCCATCCAGATAGGTATGTCTTGAAACCCTAACATCGCCTACGACTGTGTGAGCCACGTAGCACGACTTGCTGTATTTAGTCCACCTCAACGGCCTAACCTCAAACACCTCCCGCACCTGGGCCTTGGGTTTTGTCGCGGGCTTACGTTGCGTCATGGCTCTTGTCCTCCTTTTCTGGGAGTTTGAAGCGAGTAATAGATACTGTTACTTAGGCTCGTAGCCTATCCACTTGCACCGTGGGTGTTGGTTGCGAACCATCCTTATACAGAGCTTGCACGTCACCTCCCCCTCTACGTTCTGCCCGTCACGACTGCGATCACTCTCTCCTGTTGGTGTTGGTGGGTGTCCGTCGGGTAAGATGCTTATGTTTCATTCGGTTGTGGGAAGTGCAGA